GCGTCCTACGGGCGCCCTCCCGGCACCCATGCAGTGATGACACACGTGGCATTTGCCGCGCATATTCTTGAACTCCTGGAGCTGATGCAAGATGATCAACCACAAGACTGAACAGCGCCGTGATGACTACTTGCAGTGGCTGTACGAGCAAAGCGGCCGGACCTGCTGCACCTACACCGGGCTATATCAACAGCGCATTGCTGATCTGGTCCGCCGCGATATGGCAGAGGTATTGGGTGATGAGTGATCTCGTCAACCATCCGCCGCATTACAAGCACGGCGACATTGAGTGCATCCAAGCCATTAAGGCAGCACTCGGTGATGACGGCTTTCGCGCTTACTGCAAAGGCAACGTCATCAAATACCTATGGCGTGCCGAGCACAAGGGCAATGCCGATCAGGACTACGGCAAAGCCGACTGGTACATGCGCAGGTTGCTGCTGCATGTAGATGAGTGATCCGTTTAAGCGCGGCGAGGCAAACTACGCCGCGTTTCTTACAGAAGATCACGTGCGCGAGCTGCGCCAGTTGCGTGTTGCTGGTAACAGCTACAGACAACTGGCAGAACGCTACGGCATCGACAAGAAACACGCATGGCGCATCTGCCAACGCATTGCATGGAGCTGGCTTGAATGACACAAGAACATCCCATCACCCCACCGCCTGAGCTGGTGCAAGCGTGGTCCGACGAGGCATTGACCGCCTCTGGAATGTTTGAAGTCAAGATGAATTTTGCCACCTATGCCGCCCGCTGGGGCAGCGACCAAGAGCTGAAGGCGTGCTGTGAGTGGGTCAAAAGCAAGCAGACCTATTGGGCGCACGACGAACTCCGCGCCAGCCGCCGGCCCAAGCCGCCGAGCTTGAAGGAGCAGGCGCTTGACGAGCTGCACATCAGTTTCGACAGGGGCTACCTCAAGGAAGGAGCTGCCGACACCATCCGCCGCGCATTGGAGCAGCTCCCCGATTAGCCAAGCCCACTATTTACTCAACCAATGACCATTCTCTGCGACTACGAAATCAAAGCGCTGTGCACCGACGGCATGGTGCCGAACTACGACGAGGCATTGATCAATCCTGCCAGCCTTGATCTACGGCTTGGTGACACGATCATGATCGAGTCCGCCGAAAACCTCAACATGCGGCCGCTCAGCATTGCAGGACGCACGGCGGAAAATCCGTACGAGCTAAAGCCTGGGCAGTTCATTCTTGCGCAGACGATTGAAGTGTTCAACATGCCGGAGAACATTGCCGGCCTGTTCTTCCTCAAGTCAAGCCGCGCACGCGAAGGCTACGAAAACCTGCACGCCGGTTACGCAGATCCTGGCTGGCATGGCAGCGTGCTGACCTTGGAGCTGAAGAACTCACGCCAGATCCTGCCGCTGCCGCTTTGGCCTGGCTTAAAGATCGGGCAGATGGTGTTCTTCCGCATGAGCCAGCAGCCGGTGACCAGCTACAGCGTTACAGGCCATTACAACTCAGACATCACGACGACGGCCTCGAAGCAGTTCTTCAGCGGCATCTAGGTGCCACTGCTCTAGACCAGTCCGCAATGCTGCCGACGCTTCCTGCGCAAGCCAGTGGATTTGAGACCGCTGGCTTGCTTCTTGCTCGGCTAGCAGCAGCGCATATTCCAACAGTCCACCCCAATCTGCTGCAGCATGTAACGCACGTAGCTGCGCAGCATTGGCAGCGCCGTGGAATTGTGCTTCCATTGTATGTACTAACGGATTTTCCATGTCTGACGCTATTGGCGACTACTTAAACAGTATCGCGCGGTATCCATTACTCACACCGCAACAAGAGATACAACTTGGCCGCCGAGTTTCAAAGTGGAGAGAATTAAAGGATCTTGAAAGACCTTTAACAACACAAGAACGCCGTGAACTACGCAGCGGTGAGCGTGCGCGGCAAAAGTTCATGCAATCCAACCTGCAGCTTGTAGTGCATGTTGCACGCAAGTACAGCAGGCGCAACACGCAAACGCTTGACATGCTGGATCTGATCCAAGAGGGCAACATCGGTCTTGCGCGCGCTGTTGAGCTGTTTGACTACACCCGCGGGTATAAGTTCAGCACCTACGCCTATTGGTGGATCCGTCAATCCATCGGCCGCGCATTGATTCAATACGATCCAATCATCAGGCTGCCGCTTGGCGTGCATGAAATGCTGATCAAGCTCAACAAGACAGCGCAGGCATTTGCGCAAGAGCACGGACGCACAGCGACCATGGCGGAGCTTGCCGCAGTGCTTGATGTGACTCCTAAGGTGATATCTGACACATTGCAACAGTCGTATCGGGTCACAAGCCTTGATAAGCCTGCGCAAGATGAATCATCTAACATTCTTGACATCATTGCCGATAAAAGACAATACGACGTTGAATACGATTGGCAACTTGAAACGGTGCGCGACTATTGCGATGAGCATTTAGATGATCGCACTCGTGAAATCATCTACGCACGCAACAGTCGCAATCCAGTGCCATGGAATGACCTAGAAAACCGCATGGGCCTATCACGTGCACGCATGTGCGAAATACAAAGGCGTGGTATCAGCCGCCTTCGTATGCTGATAGGCAACCCGCTGGCAGGCACTCCACTTGGAGCCAACAATACAGAAGGTCGGGAACATCTGGAGGGTCTGCCTAGCGGGAATGTGTAAAGATCACCAGCAAGAATGGCAAGCTAGGGTGTTCTATCATCAGATGCTTGAATCCAATGCAGCACAGCAAGCTCACGATCTAGCAGATAAGAATCCTGCTGATTGAACCACTGCTGCCATTCTTCGCTGCCCTTCTTTCGATTGCATGGCCTGCAAGCTGGCACAAGATTAGTCGTTACAGTAGCGCCACCTTTGTGGCGCGGCTTGACGTGATCTAACGTGTCAGCTGCATCTCCGCAATAAGCGCATTGATGCTGCCATGCCTCAAAGATTTGCTGCCTGAATCTATGTTTTGCACTGCGTTTTGGGATGAGGTTTGCGCCATCAATGCAGTGATCCACGCAGTGGCTTCAATAATCCCATCGTACCTTTGGCTTGCCGCGACGCATTCCTAAATGCACAAATCCTTTAGGCGCGCCGTAGCCGAGTGAATACGGCCAGTTCTGATCGCACCACTCTTGTACGTGGTTAATGTTGACCTCGCGGATATAGAAATCAACCGCACCAACGTTGGGTGCATCGTATAGGTGCTCGCTACCACTGGAACCACCTACCGCTGCATTGATGGCACGCGGGCGATAGCCACTGGTGATGATCACAGGCTTGCCGCCAAACTTGACACGTGCACGCTCAAGGAATGCTGCTAGCTCTGCTGCCGTGTCGAGCTGGTATTGATGATCAAAGCGCCGTGCTTCTTGAAATAGCGCAAACTCACCAAGCTGCACGTGCGGCGTAATGCGAGCTGTAAATGCGCTATTGGGTGACAGCTTGGATGGATCCTGCTGCTGCTCACCAGCCCATAGCCTGCCTTCTGCGCGGCGACGACGCAGCAAACCTGCCTCTACAGCGCTGCCTGGGTTGCGATATAGCTCCATTGCTGCTGGCACTGCCTGCCAGTCCTTGCCAACAAGGCATTTACTGATCGTCTCAAAACCAGTGCTGCCGTAGAAGCCGGCGCCAAGGTTGTAAGCGAAGGAGATCAACGCGCATTGCTTGTTGCCCGTCATCTCATTCCAAAACGGCACGCTGTTGCGCAGTTTTGCGGCAATGCGCTCCACTTCAAGCGCTAGTAGCTGATCGGCATCAATCACAGTGATCTTGTCACCGCGTTGCACCTTGCGACCATCTGGGTAGCGCGTGGTTCCATAGCCGATGGTTGCAACGTCCCATCCGTGCAATGGGTCCGGGTATGCACTAAGGTGCACGCCCTCGAACTCTTTAATGAGCTTTATGGCTGGCTCATAATTATGCAACTTGCCGCCAGCTTGCCAGGTCTTGTACCAATGCTGATCCCTATTGAAGACTTCAGGCGCAACCTTTAATAGCTCAGCTTCCAATTCAGACACGGCTGCCATTTGATGTGGCGTGCCGTGTTTGTAGTACTTAAACAGATCGCTCAGCTTGATCATCGCTTAACAAACGGAGTGATCACACCAGCAAGGATCTCAATGGCTCTATACATCTTGACTGCTGCCTTAGCTGTGGCGCCAAGTGCTGCGTTGTCTTTAGGCGTAGGGGTTAAGTTGACTACGATCAAGGCAACGCCGTGAATAGCAACTATCAAAGCAATGTAGTCAGCAAAGCGATCCATGATTAACGCGCCCGCGGCTGTGCCTCTAGCTTAGATACCCTTTGCTCAACCGTATTGAGCCGCGTAAAGGTTTCCTTGCGGTCTTCTTTGATATCGGTGTGCAGCACTTCTAGT